ATTAATAATGTCTTCATTGTCACTTGCTTTATTTAACGCACTCAAAAATCCTGGATAATTAGAACGAAGAGCACTTGTCGTATCAAAATCAAGAACAAATTCATTGGGACTTAGCATTGCAGAAATGTTATCAATTCCACCTGCACCCTTTACTAAACCACCTGTATTAAATTTTGGAGGTTCAAAAAATTTCGTTCCTGATGTACTTAAATTTTCTGGAACCTGATTTCCAGAAAGTCCTCCTCCTTTTCTCAATGTTTTGGTTATAGGATTAACATTTGTTGCAGCATTAGGATCCATAGCACCCTTTCTCTTCAATATTTCTATTATTTTTTCTAGAACATTAGTAGATTCTGCTGCTTGGCCTATCTCTGATCTAGTTAAAGTAGATCCTGGTGGTGGTTGCACTTCTTTAAATTTTCTAATAATTGATCCTGTTTCTCTTTCAACAAGTGATCTAGCACCAAGAACTTTAGGATCACCTTCAACTGATCTAAGTAAATCATCTCCAGCATCAAATTTTTTAAGTGCTTCGTTAATATCAGCAGTTCTACTACTACCACTACCACCACCGCCTTTGAGATTTTTAATTCTCGCAGCATATCCTTTAGGATCTAATATTTTTCTAGACAATTCTAATTGTTTAGTATCTTTTATTCCACCAAAATCTAACTGTCCTGAAGAACGACGAGAAAAAAGAGATTGTTTTTGAGATTCATTTAATCTTTTAACAACTTTTCTTTTACTGAACCCAGTAATATCTAATGGATTTTCAATTCCTTTTCTTGGAGAGCTTTTCTTAATAATTTCTCTAGCAGTTCTAAATTTTGCAACATCTACCTTTCCTCCAGATTTAGTTACTAATATTTTTCCAAAACCTTTAGGGATTAAACCTTTTAATCCTAAGAGTTTTGGCATACTTGCCACTAGTTTAGATATGAAAGCAGCCAATGCAGGGTTAAAGAAAGCGATAATACCAACAATACCTGCTGCAACAATTGCTATTGCGATTGCTGCTGCAACGCTTACTGCAATAGCACTTACCATTCTTAAGACTCGCAATTCTTTTAAACTAGCATTTATTCTTTGACCATCTGGATCAGGTGTTGTATCAATACCAAATAGTCTACCAAGAGTACCAATAGCTCTTACAAAAGCAGGAATTTTTGGCTCTTCTTCAGGATTACTAACAGCATCTACTCTCATTCGACTTATTTTTGAAGAGTTTTGAGTAAAATATTTTCTTAAGGACTCAGTAGAAAATCCAAACTTTGATGCTGCTTTTAAATTATCACTAGCTATTTTAAATTCAGTGTTGGACATGGATTGACCAGTCAACATCTTATATGATAAACCTGTTATTGGACCATATACATTAGGTTTTTGTGTAATATCCTTAAATGCACCAGAGATATATTCTCCAGATTGTGGCATTTCCAATACATTATTTGGGAATACTTGTTTTGCAGATTGATCAAATTCAATACCACTAATTTTTCTTGAAAGAGACAAAGAATCTTCTTTACTCTTAAATCTATCTTGCCCCTTTCCTTTTACAAGACCACCTTCATTTCTTCCTTGTATCTTATTTGCACCAGTTATTTTATCAGCAATACCTGCACCAAGAGAAGCACCAATCATACCACCAATAAATCCACCAATAAGAGAACCAACTCCTGGTGCAACAAGCGTACCAAGTGCTGCACCTGCTTTTGCACCTGCTGAAAATCCTGCTAGACCACCACCAGATCCAAGAACTGATTGTAAAATAGATTGACCCTGTGATCTACGACCAGTAAAATCAAGTACAGTAAATATTATTTTTAATGGACCGAAATTTTTTAAACCTTTTCCAAATTTAGCTAAATTTTTAGTACCAGTCTTTCCAAAACTTTTTAAAGATGTTCTTTTAAGAGATCTTTTTATACCCTTTAATGGTCCACCACCTTTCGGACCTTTTGGTTTTCTATTTTTCTGATCAAACATAAAGTCCTGACCAGATTCATTTAGACTTAATAATCCTATTAAGAGAGCAGCATCAATCAGTCCAGTTATTGCACCACCAAATTTTGAAAATATTTCAGCAGTTTTTTCTCCACCAATTTGTTTAATAAATCCATTGGTTGCTTCTCCAGCTCTGAAACCAAAATCAACAAAAGATATTATTCCATTAAGAAGTCTACCGCCAACATTAATAATGAAATTAACAAACTTACCAAGTCCAATAGCAACTGGAATTAGTTTAGGTAACAATGGTAATAATTTTATTGCAAAGAATCCAAGTACTACTTTAGAAACAAAACTTTTAAAAGAATCAAGAAAGCTTAATCCAGGTACAGATATTTTTTCAGGTGCTACTTTATCAAGTTTATCTTTTTGTTCTACTCTATTTTCTAATTTTTTTCTAAAAATTTTCTCTGCTCTTCGACGTGTTAATTCAACATCTTTTTTTTCTTTTTGAAAATCTTTTTTTAAGATTTTATCAACTCTAATTACAGATGACTTTATTTTTAAGAGATTACCTTGTACAGATTCTCCATTAATTTTTGCAGAAGTTGGAAGTGATTTTAATATTGCCATTCTATGCTATCCCCAAAGTTTCTATCTTATCAAAAGATCTAGAAAAACCAGCAACAGGTCTTTCACGTTTTCCATATGTTGGAGAAGATCCAGTTTGATTAATAACCTCCCTAGTAGGTTCATTAACAATGACTTGAATACCCCCTCCCATAGGTGGTTTAATGTCAATCAGATTACTCGTAGGGTTCATTGACCCAATAGAACCACCTTCTGCAAATTTAGGAATATTTTGAATTGGTATGTTTGATTGTCCTGCCTTAAATCCTGACATACTCGCTTGAGATCTTAATCTATTAGCAGTTGCACTTTTTCCATATGCACCTTGCTGTAATTTTTGAAATAATTTTTGACCTTTCTGGAACATCTTTGGATTAACCACTGACTGTGGTTCTATACCACCTATCCTTCTTGCTCCACCTGGAACAATACTACCAACAACACCTCCTCCAATATCAGATCCAGACTTTAATGGGTTAGAACCAAATTTTGTATATCTTGCAGCACCAGTTCCAGGTCTTAATCCGCTTGATCCAACTCTTCCAACATTAGGTGCAGAATATACACCTCTTCCAAAAGGACTTAACAATCCACCACTACCTGTATGTAAATTTTTAGCTCCTCTAAGTGCGTTAAATCCACCACTCTTAAGACCAGTAGCACCAATACGAGCACCTCTTGCCAATCCTAATCCTCTTCCACCAAATCTCATTGCAAGTCTTGCAGCACCAAGAGCACTAGTAGTTGGTTCTGGGAACAATAATCCAGCAAGTGCAGCGACATCCATTGCAATCATCGCTATGTTAGCACCTTTACCAAGAGCATCAACAAAACCACCCTCATTATAACCTTTTATATCAGGAACTAAACCACCTTTATTAAAATTCGTTTGAAAATAACTATATCCTTCACCTCGTTTAATACCCATAGCTTTTCTATCAATCTCACTTGCTGCTGCCTGTTTTTCAAGCGTTGCTTTTTGTGCATCACTCTTTCTAAGAATAGGTAAGAGTTGATCCTGCGACATACCTGTTCTGCCATTTATGACATCACCTATGCTAATATTTTCAAATCCTTTTATTCTATGAATCTGTTTCAATAATTGATCCTGATGTTCTATCAAATCGGGAACACCAATAGAGGCCGATTCTGATCTATAAGTTTTACTAGAAGTAAAGGTTTCTCCACCTATAGTCTTTCTAACATTCTCAGTATACTTTGTAAGACCAATCTCACTATCATCAAAAGTAAATTTATCATAATCTCTATTAAATAAGAAGTTCTTTAATCCAGAAAGTTTATCCTCTTTAGTACTAGATGTTAAAGTGGTATTTTCAGTAAACTTTGATCTACCTGAAAACAAAGTTCGTGGGTTTCTCTGACCTAAACGATATCCTGTAGTGCCAAAATGATCCTTATTAAAATCTCTTACATTACTACTAACTCTTAATATTTCACCATTGGGTCCAGGAGGAAGATCCCTCATACCACTCTTACCACCTTTATCACTCTTACCAACTAATCCACCTTTGTTTGCAAGTTGAATATTACCCATCATCTTGGGTATACCAGATCCACCTCCCATTGCATTCATAGATTGGAGAGCATCTACTCCAAACTTTTGAACTGCACCTTTACTCATTACAAACTCACCAGGTTGGAGAGCTGTTAATTGAGTGTCTGGTGTTCCAGTATTAATTTTTTCACCAGTTTGAGATGTTACACCACCACCCTCTTCCATTCCTTGAAGCATATTACCTATGCCCAGAACTGCACCAGTGGTTCCTATTACCTGAAGACCTCTTGATAATTTATTTCCTCTTCCTCCACTAAAAGCTCTTGCAAATCCTCTTGCTCCCTTTACACCTTTTGCCGCAAGAAGTTTTGCTGTAAGTGCTGTAAGTTTTACTGCTCCTGATATTAATGTTCTAGTTAAAAACTGTACAAATCTACCAAGACCTGTTCCAAATACCAAATAAGCAGATAATAATTTACCCCAGTTATTACTAAAAAATTTAATTAAGGAATCAACTTTCTTTTGATTTCTAGGATTACCAAACCATTTAAGTAAATTTATAAATATCTTTCCTAAAATTAAAGTTTTTATAAAATTAAAAATTCTACCTAAAACACTTTGAACTGGTTGAATAACTTTTTTAGCTGTCCCAGTTATAAATCCTGTTACTTTTTCTAATCTATTTTCGTTATCTTCCCTGCTTAAATTCTCTATGACTTTACGATTAGTCTCATTAGTCTTCTTATCTAATTTACTTTTTTCTACTAAAACTGATTCTATTGAATCAAGTTTTTTTATAATTATATTTAATGTTTTACTTAAAGCAAATGATTCTTTTACCTTTGATTGAGATGAAATTTTAGACGCAGTTAATAATTTTTGGGGTTGATTGTTTACACCTCTACCCAAAAGATTTGCTGCATTTATAGTTTTTCTTTTAGTTTTAATTTTAGGACTAGCAGATTTTCTTCTCTCTGCTCTTATTGACCTTATTTCATCTTGTAATATTTTTATTCTACCATCACGAGGATTAGAGATAGTAAGCATATTAGTTGCTTCTATTAGCACACTAAGATAGTCCTCATCTGAAGAAAGATTATCTAAATCAATCTCCAAATCTAAGAGTATCTTTACTGGTGAAGTGCTAACGGCCATTCGCTTGTTGTTGCTTTTGCTTTCGTTCTTCCTCTTCAAGATGTTGTTGAAGAAGAACAACATAAATGTCTCTTTCCCACGGCATCATATTTTCAACTTCAGTCAAACTATATTTATGATATTGCATTAGCGAAAAGTTAAGTTTGAAGTAACCTTCAAGACTCATATGCACCATAGCTAGACGAAAAAAGATGCTAACCCTTCTAAAACAACTTCACTTTCTTTTTTTGTTTTTGGATTTTTAACCTTAACAGTGTGCTTTAGTTTAGGCATAGTTTCAAAAAAGGTTTCAATATCTTTAAATTGAGAAGAGTTCATAGATTCAAGGAATTCATTCATCTCTTTTTTAGTGCAATCTGCTGTTGCCCAAACCTCATCTTCAGTATAGATCTTATCAATACAAGAGGCTATTAAATCAAATGATTGATCCATTTGATTTTTTTGATTGAAATCAAAATTATTTTTAACAAATTCTTCAAGTGATGGATACTTCATTTCCATAGTAATGTTTTCATCAATCTTAATTTGATTAGAATGATTATCATTTTTTTGAATCTTAATATCATCAATACTAATTTTCTTTTTCACCTCTGTTTCTTGATCGTCAGGACAAATTAAATTTACTTCAATATCTTCCCCAACAGATTTACCTCGAATATTTAAAAACAAATATTCAATATCAAACGTTGGTAAAGTTTCAACTTTAACTCCTTTTGTTTTAACACAATTTTTAATCACTGCCTTTATAGCATTAGTAATTTCTTTTGTATCTTCACTTTCAAGAGCTATCAATAACACCTTTTCTTCTTTAACTAAGAAGGGTCTGTAAGAAATAGTTTCCCCAGTTGATGGTAATTCAAGTTCGTAGCTAGGAGTTACGATTTTTGGTAAAGGCATAATGTCCTAATACAATTCAGTGTATTGTTATTTATAGGGGTTATTTGACTTAATTAAAGAGTTGTAAAAAAGAATTTATCAGCAGGATTTTTAGAATTATTATTTTTCTTTTTATTTTCTATTTGTCCAACTGGAGTGCTAGGATCTTCTCTCGAACCTTTTCCAAAACCAGGATGAACTAATTGTCTTAATTCAGATCTAGATAGTTCTGGTACGTTTGCAATTATTGTATTGGAATTAGATCCACCACCTGAAACAAAAAGAGGATCCTCCATAATATATCGTGTGTAAGTATAAGTCACAGTACATTTCAAAACTTGAGCATTATCATATGAAATTGGCATTGAATTTATACTAACTGGATAACTTCTTAAAAATTGATATGTCAATCCTTTTCCTGCTGCAGGATTATCACCTTCATCACCAACAGAAATAAATCCATTCCTTTTTCTTGATGTAAACCCACCTTCTTTTTCAAATTTTCTAACATATAATCCATCTAACATATATTCATCAGGATATTCCATCCTATAGATATAACTTCTACTTGCATCAACATTACTACTATTAGTTATTAAATTAATATATGATTCAAAAAATCTTATTGGATAATAATCCATCGCATCAACATAAAAAGTTAATTGTAAATTCTGATCATAAACTTTTCTATGAGGCATTGTTTCAGTTATGCCTTGAAAATCATTATCAACCTTATAAGTTGCTAAATTCACACCAGGTAAAGAAGCTTCACTACATAACAGGGTTAAGTTCTCTCTCTTCTCATTACTCGTAATAAAACCACCCATTCTAGAAGGTATAGGAAACGTAACCTCGAAATAAGGAGTTAACGAAGGCCTAAGAATAGTATCCTTTAATTGAGATAATGATTTATGTTTTGCTTTTGGCGAAGCCATCTAAATAATATTTGACCTACTATATTATGTATGTCAGAAAGCAAGAAGAGTATTTACAAACCCAGAAATCCAAAAAAATATAAAGGTAATGTTAATAATATTATCTGTCGTAGTTCTTGGGAATCTAAATTCTGTGGTTATTGTGATCTAAATGAAAATATTATACAGTGGGGTAGTGAAGAATTCTTTATACCATATATTGCTCCTGATGGTAAGACTCGTCGATACTTTCCAGACTTTATTATAAAAGTAAAAGAAAATACAGGTGAAATAAAAACTTATGTGATTGAAGTCAAGCCATTTAAACAAACAAAACCTCCAAGAAAAAGAAAAAAAGTGACTCAATCATACATCTACGAATGTAAAACATATGCTACAAATCAAGCAAAGTGGCAAGCAGCAAATGAATGGTGTAAAGATAAAAGAATTGAATTTAAGATTATCACAGAAAGAGAACTTGGTTTAGCATCATGACAAGGGTTGAGGATCTTAAAAGTATTCTGCGAGAAGAAAACACTTCAGATCCTGAAGAAATAATGTTAACCATTATGGAGGTCTTCAATCAAACGGTGACACCCATACCAGAGACAGGAAAGTTTTATACCTTTGTGTATAATCCAAAGACTCCTAACATAACATATGATCAACATCCATTGATTGCATGTGTCGATTTATTCTCATGGGGATTCAGAGGACTCAACTTTCATTGGCAAAAATATAGAAATTATACGTGGGCAGAGCTTGCAGGACAACTATACATCGTAGAGTATCAAGAGTTAGATGAGTTATTAGCATTACAATACGGAAAATTCTTGCTAAATAACTAGATAAGAACCGTGTTAAGTTCATGAGCACTTCAGATAAAATATACGGAAGTAGGGATTATCAATTCAAAACGTCTGGTCAAGAGGGTAACAGAGATAAGAGGAGATATTATACTTTAACGAATGAGAAGACTGGTAAAGTTGAAGTAAAAGAAGCCACATGGGGTGGTAATATGACTGACAGACTAGTTGGAACTTATAATCCTAAGACTAAAAAATTTGAACCATCTTTAGGTCTTATACCTGGTACAAATATAACGGGTGATTCTAAAGAAAATGATTTTTTTTCATCCCCTGAAGGAATAAAACAAATTCAAGACGGAGCACTAAAAGGAGGAATAAAAGAACAAGTTAAAGATAATGATGTTAATCCAATTGTTGCAAGAAAACAAATGGAGGATATAGTTAATACTGGTTCAACAAATGTAGATCCAAACGATTCTGAGGAGGTAAAGCGTATTATAGGTGAAGAAAGAGAAAATCTTCTTGGTGGTGTAGGTAGAAAAAAATTTGGTAATCTCAGATATCCAGAAAAAATGAGTGAGAATCAGGATGCAATAAAATTTGCATTGTTGGAATTCACACCTAGATCATTTGATTCTGAAACACCAGGAGTTTTACAAGATAGAGAAAGAAAAACTGTAGAGCAAAAACAAATTCTAGGGTCTGTCGTATTACCAATACCAGGTGGAATAAAAGATCAAAATAGTGTTTCATGGAGTGCAGGAGAACTCAATCCTGCTCAAGCACTAGGAGCTCAAGCAACAATTGCAGCATTAAGCGGTGGTGATAGTAAAGTTGGTGACATAATAAAAGGGATTGCAGATACTGCTTCTTTGAAAGGAGTGGAAGACGCTGCCATAAAAGCATTAGCAGGTGCTGCAACTGGTGCTGGTCAACAACTCATACAAAGACAAGAAGGTGCAGTATTTAATCCTAATGTAGAATTACTTTTTAATAAACCACAACTAAGATCATTTAATTTTCAATTTAATCTATCTCCTAGAAATAGTGGTGAAAGTAGAGAAGTTAAAAAAATTATTCGATTATTTAAACAAGGAAT